CAAAGCCGCGGGAAACTCAGGCCATGCCACGAACGGGAAACCCTGCGCCTCGGGCAAGTTTCTTAGCGCCTGTCTGTAAGTCTCAAGCTCCGTTCTGTCAGTGTCTGTCAATGCACTACGCTTAGCTCCGACCGTCTTAGCAACAGTAATATCAGGTAACTTCACATAGTCGTCTGTGTCGCTGATACGGGCGTTTCTTTCCGCCTTGATCTCGTTGGCATATCGCTCTTTGCAAAAGTCATCGGAGTTTTCCGGAAGGTCTGCTTGTGTGTAGTATTTGCCGTCGGCAGACTGATACAGCTCGTCAGTAATCAACTGAGATTTGACCGCAAACTGCTGACCCGCCTTGAACTTGACTTTGGCTTTACCGATCAAGGGACGCTCTAAAACTTCAACTTTGAGGTTGTCGGCCTTAAGGTCAGGCGTTGTGAAGGTGTAGAGGTCGTAACCGTATTGGAAACCTTCTGAACGATTAAGCGGCTCAATCGGGATTTCCTCTGCGACTTTATCGCCTTTAACGTACTTCTTATCAACCAGTGCGATAAGCTCGATTGAGCAAGGCTCTACATAGAACCCTTGGGCGTCAGACAAGGACGTGATTCTGCCGTTGCCCATCCTCACGCCGTACTTCGTCACGGGTCGGGACAGCGCCTTGGTTAGGTACTGCTGCTTGATCTCTGCAAGAGTTGTCATGCCTGTTCTCCGTAATGCTCGTCGCAGTAGGCAAACGCGAGGACATGAAAAACTTTGTCACGTGCTTTGGAATAGGAAATCCTCTTGCCGGTTTCCTCGTTGAAGTTGCGAACGTCCACACATGCGGAAGTGTCAGTAACGGTGAATCCGTTCTTAAGCACGAGGGTGCAGACCATCGTGCCGGTGCCTTCGACATGATGATAGTCGGCATGGTCGATCATGGCGTCAACCGCTTCGGGGCTGATGACCGGATACTTACAGGATTTTCTTGCTTCTTCTCTAATCTCTTGAGTGTTCATGTTTTATCTCCTTATGAATCAGATTCGTTTTCGAGTGCGTCGATTTCCGCTTGAGTTGCTCCGTTATCGAGACAGAGCTGTTTCAAAATCGGTACGAGATAGGCCTCGATCTTTGAGCCCAAAGTGCTGGTCGCCCAAGTAGCTATCGCCGAAGCAAACGACGTGGCGAACGCTGCGGCCCAGCCGATGTTTGTTCGAGCTTGCGCCCGCTGAGCGTCTGTCAGGTTGTTCTGCTCTGTGTACAAAATGGCCGTCGGTGCCTCGCCCGTATCGCCTTTTGGCCCGTCATTACCCGTCTCCCCTTTATCACCCCTCGGGCCCTGAACGGAAAGCTTTATCCAATAGGTCTCGTTGGTAAGCGCGGTTCCTGCGGGTGCGGCTTTAATCGCCTCATAGACGTAACCGTCGACGTCCTTCACTCGGTCAAGAATGTTGTATGCGGCCGTTGCGCTATACGTGCCTTTCCACGTATAACGCACCTTTCCGATATTAAGTGTTGGCATAGGTAGCTTCTACCTCCCCGTTATCGTTAATTGAAAATTCAGCAGGTGCAAGACCCACGTATTCGAGCTGAAGCATTCCCTCTCCGTTTACTTGGAACTGCCCGAAGCAAGTCGCATAAGGGCTTTGGCCCATAGGCCCCGCTTCACCGCGCTCGCCCGCGGGCCCCGGACTGCCTTGCAAACCGCGCTCACCGCGGGGGCCGCGAAGATTTGAAATCTTTGCTCCGACCGTAGCGGTTGTCGCGGTTACTGCGGTGATCTGAAAGAGGTCCCCGTTAGTTGTGTTAAGAACGAGGTCTCCTGCCTTGATGTATATAGAAGGCGTCAGGTTCGATAACGGAAATGTTTCGTTCTCGGAGATGGTCGGGCTTGTACGAGTTGAGAACCCTGACTGCGAAGCAACTGTCTGAATCTCTTGGAGTATCTGCTGACAGGTCATTTTGTCGTCGTTCGTCGCGCTGGCATTGGCTTGAGCTTGCGCCGCCAACGCTTCAATAGCTTGAAACGTCAGCATCATTGCGTCAATCTGCGCCTTGATCGCCTTCACCTCTGCAACGTCTGCTTCCACCGTGGCATACACAGACTGAGCCAACTGCGCATACTCCCCGGCGGTCGCAGCGACCTCCAAGACTTCCGTCAGCACTTCCTCGGGCGTCTTGTCCTGCGTATAGGGAACCACCAGCGCTCTGTCTGCCAAGAGGCGTACTTGCTGAATCAGCGCGCAGAGCTTGTCAAATACCTCGTTTAGCGTCTTAGGAGAAAAAGACCCGAGGTTCATTAACTGCGTCTTTTGCAGGTACGGAATGGACGAGACAATGCGGAACTTCAAATCTGCCGCAGGCGCCGTTGTAAACGTCACGCTCCCGCCCGGGTATCCCTCTTGGTCTTCGTTCAGTGTCACCGAGTAGAGGTCTGAAGACATCACTTTTTCGGAGGACTCCCCTGTTGCCTCGTAGATCGTGATGTCGGTACCCGCGTCAAAAACCTTGAAGGCGAAAGCGTAGGTCTTAGTAGAGCCGTCGCCCACGAGCAACTGCGAACTCCGCGCTTCTGTTGAAATAGACATATCCTCTCCTTTTTCTTGGCAATTCTGAATGAGGGAGTTCGCGTCAAGTATCAGTATTCCGAATACCCGAAGATGACCGCCAGCGGGTTATCGGTCTTACCGCGCTCTAAAGCGTCAATACCCGTCATGGCTCGGGTGATCGGCGCCGCAGGCAGTCCGAAAATAGCGCCCGTCATGTTGGTAAGCGACTTCCAAAAAGCCATATCGAAGTCGCCCTGCTCAACCTGCTGAGCAAAGCGACGCACGTCTTGGAACTTCTTCATGCCCGAAGGACCCGTGTAAGAGTCCGTAATGCCCGAGAACTCTCGCAGGAAAACGAAGAGTCCGAGGTTAAAGTCCACAACAGACCACGGTGCTTTTTCAACGCAGTGCTCCCACCAATCGTCAGGATCGGCTCCCGCGACGCCTGCCTTGATACCCTCGCGCAGGAACGTCTCGATCACGGGCTGGAAGCAGAGCAGAAGCAGAGCGTCGGCGGCAAAAGCCATTCGGCCCTTCGTATGTTTGCTCACCATCACGGTATTCAAAATGGAGTTAAAGAACGTGTAGAAGACCGTAAAGATTCGAGACAAGGGGCCGCCGCGCTCGACCGCAGACAAGTCCATCAGGCGTCCGCCGCCCTGTGCGTCAACCACTGCGCGGTCTGCTCTTGCCACGGCCTCGGCGTCAACACAACCCTCGGACAGTGCTTTCTCATAAGCACCGAGCCAAGTAGGAACGTCCACCAACATCTGAGTGAAGACGATCATGGAGTAGGCATAGCGCTCGACGTTGTTTCTAAAGCGTCCTAACGAGCTTTCGGAATAAGCCTGAATCTCGGCCAATTCTCTAAAGCGCGTTCTTGCGCGGTTCTCAAACGCACCGCTCTTGTCCGCGGCGAACTTGAAAGCCACTCTCGGCCCCATAGTCAGGAAGCGAGACAGCCCTTTGGCGGTCCACTTATGACCGATGACCGCTGTGGTATTGATAATGCCGATAGGCTGGACAATCGCGGTGATGACGTTAAGGCCCAACGCGGCAATAGAGATACCTGATGTCACCACTCGGGATATGGCGTCAAGACCCTCGGGCTGAGAGACGTTGCCCGTGGCAATAGCTTTGCGCCATTCGTCGATAGCGCCTACCGCACGCGGCCCCCAATAGTCAGCAAGCGTCGGGCTGACTCGTTTCAGAATCTTGCCTGAGTTCACTACCCACTCTTCCCAAGCCAAGCGATGGATTTCTGCGTCGAGTCCTTCAAACGCCGCACGCAGGGTCAGTGTCACGGCGAGTCCCTCCACCTTCTTAGCGCGCTTCTCTAAGAAGCCTTTAGCGGTGTTCTGACTGCGGGAGGCCGCTGCAACCTGACTTAAAGCGTCTTTCATGTCGGCAAGCTCTGATCCCTTGCGGCTTGCCAAGCGGTCATAGACAATCGGGTAGTAACCGCCTTTAAGCTGTACGAGCGTACCGTCTGCGAGCGTGAAGCTGATAGGACGCGGGAGCACAAGCTCAGGCGTTCTCCCTGTTAAGCGCTTGGCCTGCGCCATTACTTCGGGCTGAAGCTCGGCGAAGGTATCCCATACTTCTTGGACGGCTTCGAGTTCCTCTTTGGTCAGAGTCTCGCTTACGATCTGCACCATCTCGGCGGCAGTAAGTTTGCGTCCGCCTGTCGCAGGTTTCCAAAGCTCAGAGCCCGAGACCAAGCGGTCAAGGTTTCCGTCGTTGCCCATGTTCAGCGCCATAGCGATGACTTGGCTTCGGGTAAAGCTCGACTGCGCGAAGTCGTAGTAGCGCGCCTTCTCGAACGTCTTGCGGCCGAGAATCTTGAAGGCTTTAAACAGGCGCTTCGCAAAATGAACCTTCAACTGCTCCTCGTGCGTCGCCGCTTCATCTGCGGGTTTGATAATGGCCTCAAAGAGATTGCCGTTGCGCTTGCCGTCCATTGCGGCAAAGAGCGACGGAATACGAGCGTGTGCCATTCCGATCTTGGCTAAGGCGTCTTTGACCTTGGCTCTAATGCCGACGTTTTCCATTGCGCCCTTGGCCTCGATACCGTGCTTCTGTGCATTGGCGATCACGCCGTCGGAGATTTCAACTGCGACGGTATCCAGCTCAATGGTCTCGCCTGCGAGTTCCACCGTGTTCACATCACGCCCCAGCTTCATAAGCTGACGCACTGCGGCTTCCAGCTCTTGGTGCAACTCTGCCGATAAGTTCTTTGGCTCAGAGCGCTGTTTTCCGAAACCCGCCCGCAGACGACTTAATAAGTCATCCTCGATATTCGGCACGATCTCGCCTTGGGTCTTGCATTCCTGCTTGAACTCTGCGATTGACACGGCGTCGCGCAGTAAGTCTCGGGGAACACTGTAGCCCGCCGCTTCCAAAAGGTCCTGCGCCATAATGAGGTAGCGGGTCGATGTACCCTTAATCTCTTTACGATTCCTAATCCGCTTGTAAAGTTTCTCTGCCCGGGCGTGCTGCTTCTCAATCTTCGTCGCCTCATTAGCCATGCAAAGCTGATAAAGCTCCTGTCGCTTATAAAAAGCGGCCTGCTTCAGGTCTCCGTTCTTTAAAGCCGCGAGCGCTTTGCGCGCTAAGTAGGCGGCCTGATTACGGTAGTCCGCAGGATGGAGATTGCCGATGGTCACGTGCTGTAAAGATTCGCGGGCCACGTCCGCAAAGAAGGCCGCGTCAACCGCTCGGTTCTGAGTACGCTCCAATGCGTTGATCTCAATGGCAACCACACGTGCCCCTGCGTCCTGAGAAACCGCTTCGTCGGCAAGTTTCTTAATGGCTTCAGGTGTTGCGATCTCGCTTCGCTCGGTGTCCATACGCTGTTGGACTCGGGCGTCGATAATGGTGTCGGTATCCGCGTTGACAAGCAAGTCCTTAATCATCTCGTCGGCGCTCGTGTAGCCCCGCGCTTTAGCGAGGTCTTGGGCGCTGACTTGACTTGTACCCTTGGTATGGACGTAGATGCACTTGGCTTTCTTTAAAGTCTCAATCTCTTCGTCCGTGAACCCGAGCTTGGAGAGTTCGCTCTTGGTGAGTTTCGGGCGGTACTTCGAGCCGTCGGCCTGCTCCTCACCGTCCCGCAGGAAGGATAAGAGCGTCCCCACACGAGTCTTCTTGAACTTCGCTCTCTCCTCTTGGGCAAACTGCTTACGTGCTTCGTTGGCGTCCTTGGTCAGCTTCTTTTCGGCTTTAAGCTGTAGGCGCCCTTGACGGTGCATATTCTTTACCAATGCGGACACGAGGTACTCGTAACCTGCGGCGTCACGCTCCCGCATGGCGTCTTCATAATCCTGAAGCAGAGAAGCCGTAGCGAAACCTCCCAACGCTTCCATTAGATCAAACATCTGACGGCGCATTTTGGCTTCCGTCACCTGCTCTTGAGCGATAAAGAGATTGTCAAAAAGCTCTTTGGTCTGCGGGTTGAGTTGTGCTTCCGGAATGCCTGAGAGAACGTAGTACACCTTCTTGAGGAAATTCGAGAACTGACGGAAGAGCGAGCGCAGACCGCGGGTCGGCGCACGTCCATCCATGAGATATGCCTCATAGGTACGAGCGAACCGCTCGTGCAAAGGTCTTTGCTCTTCGAGTGTCATGGCGTCCCACTGCACGAAAGAATGCACACCCAGCCACTTCAATGCGGCTTTAGTCGCGTCGAGATAGTGCTTCTCGCCTTTGGTCAATTCTTGGGTCTTGGCCTTGTTCTCTAAGTCTTCGGCGATCTTGATACGGTTGTGCAAGAACCAATGGCCTGACTCATGGACAAGGGTGCTCGGGTCGGCAGACGCCCAGCGGACAATGATGTTCTGCCCCGGGAAAAACTCACCCTTGGAGCCGTTGTTCTGCGCGATGCCCGCGGCCTTGGCCTGTTCGGGATTAGCCGCCTGCTTAAGGCCGTGTGCTCTCCAAAACTCCGTAGGCGTCATGCCGAGGTCTTTTGCCGCTGTCATTGCCAAAGACAAGAAGAGACCCGTCATAGCGGCCTGCTCTGTTTTCGGAGCACCCGACTTTTCAAAGACTGATGCGATTTCCTTGGTTAATGCCTTGATTTCATTAGGTGTTTCCTTCGGGCGCAAACGCTCCAAGCGATTTGCTATCGGCTCAGCGACTTGCGCATTTTGCTCGGCCGGTTGTGCATTTTGCCTAGCTAATTGTTCATTTTGCTCGGCAGATTGTTGCCCTGCCAAACCATTTGCCACTTGGTCGATAGCCTGAGACACGGCGTCGGTTAAATCGCTGACAACATCTCCTTCTGCTTGTGTCGGAGCCTCTCCTTCCTGCGGTGTCTGCTCAGGCGCTTGACTCTCTTCTGCGCCGTTCTCCATCTGATGCAAAGACGGCTCGTCAGCTAAGTGCAGGAGCGGCGCAAGATCGTCGTTGATCTCCGAGCGTGCGATGCGGGCGAGATACTCGCCCGCGGGGATAGCGACTTCACCGCCCGTCTGCAAAGCCTCTTGAAACTTCGAGGCAAAGGATGGCGACAACTGCGCGAGGCTCTCTGCAAGTCCCAAGTCTTGGACGGCCTGCGCGTCAATAAAGACTTCGGAATGTCCCACGGCGTCGCCTACTTCTTGGAAATAGCTCTCTGCGACATCAGGGGCGCGTTCGGTTAAGACGTTCTCACGGGCGAGTTGTCCGAGGTCTTTGAAGTTCTGTGTGCGCTGTTCTGCCTTAGCCTTTTCCACTTGGTGCGTGAGGTAAGCACGGTGGCCTGCTGTAGCGATCTCCTGCGGCGTGGTGGTAAATTCGCCCACCATTTCCGCCAAGACATCAGACCAAGAGGTGATCTTACCCTCGGAAGCGATCTGACCTAATGCTTCGCCCGTGCCGCCGAGCGCGCCTTGAATCGGCGCTTGGATAAGCGACTCGGCCATAATGCGGGTAGGAGCAGAGAGCTTGGCGTGAAGCATTTTCGGCAGTAAGGTCTTGGAGGCAAGACCCGCAGACGCGGCGTCAAGTAATGCGACGGGGCCCGCATGCAGTGCCGACTTCTCTCTGAACTCAGCGAGCTTGGCGGGGTCGGAAATTGCGCCTTGGATGTCCTCAGCGGACAGCCCGCCCTTGCCTTCCTCGTTGATTTTCCCCATAAGTGTGGAGTTCTTATCCAGCCCGTAAGAGTAAGCACCCGTGACAGCGGCGGCGCCCATTGGCCCTGCTAAAGCGGAGGCCAAACCGATGGACGGCATGGCAGGTGCATACTGAATGAAGGACTCCCAAAACAGCTCAGGAACAATTCCCGGATGCGTCAGGATGTAGCTTGCCGAGTCTCCGAGTTCGGTCTGTTGTGCGAACTCCTGCTTGGCTTCGGACTCGGGGAACAACGCACTCATGCGATTGGCGGTTGCCGTCTGCGTTGCGTATTGCCTCTGCTCTTTCTGCAATTCCTCGCGCATTCCTTTAAGGTTCTGCGTGAAAAACTGCATGGCAATACTGGCGATGTTCTCGTCTTTAATGCCGAAGACTTCCGTCGGGGCCCTGCCTTCGCGAAGTTCTGCGGTCATCTGATCGAGACGCTCCAAGCGAGCCGCGGCGTCGTCGAGCTTGCCGATGTTACCGAGCCCGGGCATGGTGTTGAAAAGCCCGAAAGAGCCGCGTGCGATAGCGTTGCGGCTGTCCTTGAACCAACGGGTATCATCATAAGGACTGCCCGTCATTTTGAAGATAGCCTGTTCTAAGAGACCTGCGCTTGCGATGTCGTCCTTTACCAATTGCGCCTTCTCAGGGTCGGCGACAATCCTTTGGAGATAGACGGGAGTAGTGGCCTGCATAGCGGCGTAGTCAATGTCCTGCGCCTGTCTTATCGCTACTTCCTTGGGCGTCATCTGCGCGGCTTCCGTGGGTGTAATGCCGAACTGCCGAGCCACGGCGAAGTTCTTAGCCGCCTGCTCGGGCACGATGTCTTGATTCAAAGCGTCGGTGTAGGAGAGCGCGGCGGACTGCACCGCGGCCTTTTTCATATCGTCTTCAAAGGACATAGCTTTTCCTTAATCGTTTCCGAAACCGTCGAAGGTGTTATTGAGGGGTGTCTTCGCCTCTTCAGCCGCTTCACCGTCCATCTTTTCCTTTTTCCAAAGGGAGCGCGTGTACCACTTCAAGGTTTCGAGCGCGTCGGGTTCTCGGTGGTAGAGCCACCTAAAGGTCTTTCTCACATAATCCAAACGGGGCTGAGAGAAGCCGTCGAAGGAAAACCCTTGAAGGTTGGTGTACTTGCGGGTGTCAAGGTTGACGAGCGCTTCATAAATCTCGCCCTGCGACGGGTCGGTATTCGGCAGACCGAGGCGTTCGCGCTTTAACGCGGCGAGCTGTTTACCAATGGCATAGAGATTTCCGCGCTTAACGGTGTTGGCGTCCTTGGCACTGAGCTGAGTAAAGTTCTTTTTAGAGTCGGGCATGATGATGTTGTTCGTGTCGTACTCATGGCTCAAGAACTGTTTAGTCAAGTCGTTAAGCGTATTGGCGCCGATATCTTTGCCTTGCTTGGCAAGAACTTGCAGTTGCTCTGCGGCAAAGCCTCGAAACATACCGATCATGTCCATACGCTTGTTCTCGTCTAAGTCCTTCCATTCTTGGGCGCCATAGACTTCCTTAAACGATTGAGTCATGCGCTCCATACTCACCTCGAACTCGGGCTTAAACTTGCCGACCTGCGCGTCGCGGACATCAAGCGCCTGCTGTTGGCGCGCCATTGCGTCCTTCTCTTTAAGGCGCGCTCTTTGGTCGTCAAGCGCTTGACGGACATCTCCGGGCACGGCGGCGCGCACCAACGTATAGCTCGCGTCGCTGAGTTCGAGGAGCGCCTTGTCATTAGTCATGTACTTGATGTAGAGGTCGCGGTCTCCCGACTGATCGTTGTTTCGGAAAGCCTTAACCTTGGACGCAATCTCGGCAAAGTCGCTCGGGGTCACGCGGTTCTTAAGCTGGACGGGTACGTTATCGATGTCGAAGCCGTTTTCAAAGCACCAATTCAGAATCGCCGCGCCGCCGTTCTCACGCTCCCTCATATCCGACTGCCTCTGCTTTTCCAACTGTGCATACGTTCTGTCGGTAATGCTGTTGCGGTGTGCGATGTCGTAACTTGCTCTCGAGTCAAGCTCAAGCACCTTGTCTTCCACTTGTTTGCGGGAAGCGTACTCACCGTACTTTTGGAAACTTGCAGGGTCGAAAATCGAGCCGCTGCTACCTGATTTCATAATCGCGGAGTTGTATCTCTCTCGAAACTTCGTCACGTAATCTCGGCTGTGCGGGCCGAGATAGTCAAGGTAGGAACCGCCCTTCTTTGCGGCCTGAGTCAGTGCATTCTTAACCGCGCCTTCTCCCGCATGGTAGGCGGCTGTTGCCAGCTCAAGCTGTCCGCCGAACTGACGCACAAGATAGTTGTAATGCAGAAGGCCAAGCTCGATGTTGTAGTCTCGGTCTTTCAAGAACTTATCCTTGTCCCACACAACGCCGTTTCGCTTGGCGGTTTCCTCGGCGGTGCCGATCTGCATTTGCGCCGCACCGTAAGACCACTTGCTTTGATCTTTGGGCACGGAGCCGTCGCGGTAGCGTCCGACGAGCACTTGACCCGTCTTAGTGTCAAGCTGATGTCCGCCGCTTTCCAAGCCGACGCAGATACCAAAGCCGTGCTCTGCCGTTCCGAGCTTATAGGGCGGCATTCCGTTATGACCGAAAATTTCAGTATTGCGCGTGAGACTTCTTGCCACGGCGTCCACCGTGTTAGTGTCGCTGATCTTGTTGCTTTCCTGATCGACAAGATTGCGCATACGCACGAGATCGGAGGCCGTCATCAAATTACCGTGTTCTTTCAAGAATCTCTGCGCGTCAGCGATACCCCGCGGGTCGTTCTGAAGATCGGCAAGGATGTTAGAGATAGCACCCGCCACGCCCTTGGAGACCTGCTCTCGGGCATAAACTTGAGCCGCTGCTTCGTCCAGCCCTAAGAACTCTCGGGCATAAAAGTAGGCGTTGCTGTCGGCAAGTTTCTGATTCGCTTCAAATGACGCAGGGTCATTGATACTCTTAATCATCCCGTTGATACCAATGGCGATGTTGCCCTCGGCAGAGGACTTTTTCCAAGCGTTGTTTTGTTCCAAGACAAAAGCGCTCGCGGAGTTAAAAACCTGATTGCGGCGGTTGATGTAGTAATGTTCATCAAACTGCTTAAGCATTTCAGGTGTGAATCCCTGCGTGTACTGACGCTTGGCGGCTTCCAATCCCTCGTCCACTCTCTGCGCGAGGCCCTTGCCATCTTCGTCGGGCATACAGGCCTTCTCACCGTAAAGCTGTCTCCAACCGCCCTGCGGCTTGCCATCCTCACCCGGAACGCCATAGGTGCTCTCGGTGATATAGCGCTCCAAGTCGCCTCGTGCTCGCTCGATCTTGGCCTCGTTTTGCTTTTGCTGGAAGTAGAGCGCGGCGCGGGCCATAGGCTCGTAGTTCGGCTGCTTGACCTGCACGCGACCCGTCGGGTCCATGAAATCGGTTGTGCCGACGTTGACGGTCGGGATTAAGTCTTGTGTCTGATTCGGAATTAAGCCTGCCATTATCTTCTCACTCCTACTCCTGCTTTAAAGGATTGCCAATAGCTTGCGACGCGCCCCGCGCCTTCGAGTCCCGCGGCAAATGCATTGCCCAGCGCCAAGTCGCTGTTAGCCGAGCCCAAAATACCCAAGGCGTTGGACTGCCCCGTCAGAGACGCGCCCTTTGCGGCGTAGCCCCAAGACTGCGCGATAGCGTTGAGTTCAGCAGTCTTCATGTCCTCGCCCTTCAAAAGATCAGTCGTCGCCATAATCTCTGCGATGTTGCCTGTACCGAGCGCGATACCGTTGGCGGCGGCCCGCGTTCTCTGCGTGGCCTTGGTCTGTGCGGCTTTACGAGTGAGTCTCCCGATAATGGCCTCTCCCTGCCGACGGCTCATCTCGACGCCCATCTGCATAGACTCGGCATTGTTAGCGGCGATCTTGCTCTGCGCTTTCTGCACTGCGGCCTGCGTCTTAGAAGAGGCCCAAGCGCTGTAAGCACTGCCTAAAGCCTGACCCACTGTCAGCCCTAAGCCCACAAGACCGAAGGTGTTGCCCCAGTCGGTCTCCTGCTTGGTGCCTTGGTTCTGCGCGGCCCTCGGCTCATAGCCGTAGTCGAGAAAGGCCTCCTGCTGGGCGGGCGTAACGGGGCCGAGCCTTGCAAGCTCGAACTGCTCCTGCTCCGCGGGCGTGAAAATTCGCGGCGTATTGGTTTGATAACTGTAGTAAGAAGACATGAAAATCCCCACGTGGTTGTGGGGATAAGGTAACGCTTCAAATTGTCGTCAAGTGTCAGCCCGCAAGGTCAACAGTAAGACCCGTAATCTTCAGCGGCAGGGGGTCAGCCTGCCTTACGCAGACCTTTCCCTCGTCCTTCCAAGAAGGCGTTGTCAGCACGGCAACAGTGCCTGTCACGGCGTTCGGCGGAGCACCATACGGCTCGTCCGTTCTCTGCTTGTTCTCGGTCAGCTCTTCAAAGGACGGCCCGACCCAAATGCCGCTCGAACGGTAGACCTGTAGCCAAGCCTTGTTGATGTTGGCCGTGTGGCCTCGACCGTAAGAGCCGTCGTTGAGCTGAATGGCAATCGGTAAGGTCTGAAGTTCTGCGGTGATCGGCAATCCCACGTGAATGACCGAGTGCTCTTCCGGTAAGGTAATCTTCCCGTTTTTCACCTTTTGCGGCGGCATGACGGCCCCGTCCCCAAGCACTGCCACGGTACAGCCTTCGAGGTGGTTAAGCCCTTGAAGTGTCGAGACGGGCACGCCTCGGTAAGTAAGACCCGAGTCAACGTAGAAAGACTCTTCCAACGTAGCGGCGGACATAGTGCCCATGCGCTCCACGTAGCGGACGTAGGCTCCGTTCACAAGGCGGCGGACTACCACGTAGAGGCGGTCTTCCTCGCCTTCGGTCACGACGGCGCAGGACTCGAAGTAGCCGTCCTTAGTAGTATGCACGTGCCAAGCGCCGACGTTTTGCTCGGGCAGGTATGTGAGACCATAGAGTTCGCCCTTGTTGGTGGCTCCCCAAATGATCTGCTCGGGAGCGGCGGTAACACTTAAGTCCACGACACGCTTGCCGAGTTCAAAGAGGTGCGGGGCGCGGATGGAAAGGTCGCTGGTAATAAAGCCGTTGGCCTGCCAATTGTAGCCAAGCTCTCGGAGGTGTCCGCCGCGGGAAGCGGCATAGACCGCCGTGTTATTGATGATGACAGGCTGTACGGGCGAGGCGCCGATGTAGCTCTGCGGTTTCACGGAGATAGAGTTCGGCGTCAAGGCGTCGGAGTTCACCGACGTAATGCGGAACTCGGCGGTCTCCGTGAGTGCCAAGAGCTGAGAGATCGGCACCAAGTGCTGTACACGAGAAGCCTGCTGAGCGGCGATGCGGAACTTAATGCGGTTGTCGTCCTGTGTCGGGATGGTGTAGCTCATATCCGACTCAGTGCCGGGACGTGTCCCCCAAAGCATCTGCGGTCGCACACGAGTGCCTCCGAAAAAGCGCCTCTGCTCGTAGTATGTCACGCACCCGGGATAGTCGCCAATCGCACCGAGCGAGAGACTCACGGTGGCACCTGACCCATATTCGGCATAGACGGTTGCCGTCGGATTGGTGTAGCCTTGGCCGCCGTCAAGAATATTGACGCGCGTCAGTTTCCCGTTAGCGAACTCGGGCGTAAGAACGGCGCCTCGGCCCGTCGGGTCGGTGACGATAATGCCGCGGTTGGTGAAGCCGTTGGCGTAGGCTCGTGCTCTAAACTCGCCCGAGTATTTGACGCAGGTCACCTTGCCCGGAACATCCACTCTATTTGCCCCGGCATTTGTTTCCTCCATGACAGGGACGCCCGTAATCTCAATGACGATACGGGGCTTCTTGTAACCCGAGCCGCCGCTCACCAACCTCAATCCCTTGACGGGAATGTAGTAAACGTAACAGAAGGACTTCGAGTACATCTTCCAGCCGATGTAATAGTCTTCACCGCTTCCCCCGTCGTATGGGTCACTTAAGCGTTCAAAGCCGCCCGGGCCCGTACACATGATCGGCTGAACCACGGCGCCGCTTCCCGTGCCTTCGTCATCCACCACATAGACCTGCGCAGACCATGCACCCGCAAAATCTCCTATGTTGTCGGGCGAATAGTACGGTGCTCGATACTTTACGGTAGTACGCCAAATTTCATAAGAATCAAGCGTCACGCTTGTGATCTCGCCGTTCGGCCCCACGTAACCCGTGCCTGCGTTGGTGATCGTCGCAGATTGAATGGAACCCGCGGACTGAAAGATCGTGTCGTAGCGGGGCGGTGTGATAGACTCGTCGGCCGCGATGTTGTCATCCGTGAAGGTCAAGGCGTTGGTCTCTCCAATATAACCATAAACGCCCGACAAAGACTTATAGACGCGGTAGCGATTAGCGCCTGTCACGGCACCCCATTGAATAACATTGTTGCTCTCGTTGTGATAGAGGTTGCAAGAGATGGTAAAGGCCGTGCTTGCGCCCGACTCGATGGTTCCCTCGTCGGTTTCCTTCAGAGCCGTGACGACGTAGCGGACATTGAAGCGGTTCTCGCTCGTGTTGCCGTTGGCGTGGTAAGTCACACCGCTGATGGTAGGCGCAGAGATACCAAGAGCAAAATCAATGGTCTCTAATCGCCAATCGTAGGCGCTGTAGCGCTTTAATTCCTTCGGAGGATACTTTGTGTGCACGAGCGTCAGAACGTCGGCAGACTGCGTGTATTTGATCTCTGCGAGGTCTTCTGCCTCATACGGCGTCGTGATCTCGTAGGGAGAATTGCCTGACATGAGCGTCGCGCCGTTCGTGTGGAACCGAGCGTACTTGTCCCCAAACTCGATGACCATAGTCTGATCGGACGAAAACTTAAACGGGATAAGGCGCGTTTTCTTGTCAGCGTACTTCGTCGCACGCACGAACTCAAACCCGGGACGGTTGAAGACTGCGCCCTGCGGAGAGCAGACGAAGTTCTCGCACTTGGCTAAACCCGTCTTGTACTTCTGATCGTCCACGCGGCCGAACATAGCAGGAGACACAACGCCCCCCGCGAAGGATACCTGCACACTTTTAATAGCCATTGAAGCCTCCCCGAGCTTTTATCCAATCGGGCACGTGCTCTGCGGGCTGATTCTTTTCCTTAGTGTCTTTGCGCGTCGCTTCGCCCAAAGCGATCTGATAGTTGCGCATACAGGCGTTCACCACGGTGATGCCCTCTTTGCTCTTAATAATGCGGCCCGCGAGATCGGAAGCTAACCGCCACGCCAATGCGTCGATAAACAAAGAGGTAAAAGACCCCGGGTTCGGCGTGGCGGTTATATAGCGCACAATCGGCAGTTCGCAGTCGGTGTAAAGAACTCGCTGACCTTCCTTGGACTCGATCTCGTAGTGCTCGTTCTCGGGCGCGTAGTAGTGCGTCGTGTCGTTAAGACTCTGCACCGAGATGACCCGAGCACACTCAGGCGGCAGGACATAAGCCGCTCTCCATCCGTGCGTGTCTTCTGTTGCGAGCTTGCCCGGCGCCATTCTGACTGTCGCGAAGCTCCAATCATGGGACTCTAAAAGAGAACCCAATGCGCGCTGATAAAAGGCCGCGCAAGCCGCCGCGTGCTCGCTTCCCTCGGGCGGGTCTAGCGAGATGATCGAGCCGTCCTCGCCGATACGAGATAAAGCGAGGTTACAGATTTGGACTTCACTTGCCATTTACTGCTCCTAAAAAAACGGGCGCACTAGGGCGCCCAAACCTCTTCCATGGAGTGACTCAAATGCAGTTAACCTGATTCTTTACTTAGTCTGCATGTAGGCAGTAGAACCTTTCCAACCGCTCTGCTGCTCCACGCCCCAAGTGATGATCGTAGAAACAGTGGCCTTAGCGTTCGGAGCGCTTTCGCCCGCGGCTTTAGTCGGCGTGTAGTAGGCACGCAGATAGCGCTTTGTGACAGCGGGGAGCGCCATATCGAGGATTAAGCCCTCGTCAGGAATGGTGACCTGCGGACCCGTAAGAAGGTCTGTAAAGGTGCCTGTCTCGGTATCACACTCCTGAATCTTCATTTGGAAAAGACCCGCAGAGCCCGCTTCAATGGTAGCGACCACGTGCAGTACCCCGTTGGAGCCCGGTGTCGGAGAAGCCTGACCGAAATCATAGGTGTTGGTGGATGCGGCGGCCGCGGTTACGACTTGGCCGTCGGAGAGTTCGTTAAGTTTGTCAACAATCATTCTTTTCTCCTAATTAGGCGTCAAACGGAACCTTGGACTCGCCAAATTCGAGCGCGTCGCAGATAGCGATAGGGATACCGTCGTACTTATCAACGTCCTGACCTGCTACTTCAGAGATACCGTAGCGAACGTTCTTAGCGTGCTTGAACTGTTTCTTGAGGCAGTTCTTGACCGTGCGATTACAGCAGATCACGAAGCGGCCGCCGTTTGTCAAAGAAGGCATACGGTTGATTGCGTCGGAGAGCAAATCGTCAAGGTCAACAGCGCCTGTAGTAGAGGCGTCGGCTTTCAGAGCGGCCTTGGAGATATTGGCGATGCGGACGACATAGCGCCAATCGCGAAGCACGAGGCCCACGTCCCAAGAGAATTTAGTGCGGGTAACGTCGAACTTGCCGCCGTTGGCGTCTTCGGTTGTGCAGATACCCTTGTCTTCTGTCTTGAGACCCGCGGAGGAACCCTTCGGATAAGTCATAAAGAGCGTACGCGGAGAGCAGCACATGACCCAAATAGAAGTCAAGTCAGAGGACTTGCCGGAAGCAATCGTGCCGCCGCCGTCGATAACGTTAACGGCATTGTCGGCTGAGGCCTTCTTGCCTGTGGCGTAGCGAGCTGTGAGACCGAGAATAGCTTCGGGGTCTTTCTTGTTGTCGCCGTAGAAGATAGCGCGGTCAACTTTCTGATTCATTGCTTCAACGAAAGCAAGCTCTTCGGTAAAGCGGAAGTCTTTGTCCCAGCCGTTGATCTCAAGAAGCTGAGTATCAACTTCGGCCCAAGCCTCGATACGGCCGAGGGAGTCTTTGACCTGTTTGGTTGTGGACTTGGACGGCTGAACGCCCCAATTCAATTTTTTCCAAGCAACGGTCGGAAGGCCCGTGCGGACGGTGGTAACGTGCTCGGTCACACCGTTGGCTTCCAGCGTTGTCATGTAGTTGCGAAGCTCGCTTGTTTCGTTAAGTGCTTCGATGATGTCAGTATCGACACGTTTGTCAGGACCCATACGGCTTGCAATATCTGCAAGCGTCGGATTGTATTTTGCGTTGGTGGACATTTCCTCTCCTTCTTGATTACTTCATGTTCGGGGTATTCGGATAACGGACGAAAGGCTGGGTCTGCGGACCGTTGCCTGCGCCGACGCCTTGGTCTTCTTGAAGCGTCTTGCCGACGCGGTAGAAGAGTCTGAGAATCTCGGGGTTGCAGCCGAGACCCGAGACAGCGAGAACTTTTTTAAGTTCGGGCGTGGCGTACTTGTCGTATGCGAGCTTGGCTACTCCGAGGTTGCGGTCGTAATTGGCGCCGCCGATTTCAGCGTCGGCCTTGGCGGAAGCAATCCACTCGTTGGCGTAGCCTGCAAGTTTCTGCTGAAGATGTGCGGCAACTGCTGGCGTCATGGAGCTGACGAGCTTCTGCGCTTTCTCCTGAGAGAGACCAAGCTCGCGGGCGGCTGCGCCGAAGTCCTTAGCGGATTCCTCAGAGAGCTTGCCGTAGTCGCCCATGTCGAACTCGGCGTAGTGCTCGGGGGCTTCGCTTACCGGCTTGTTATCCTGCGGTGCGGCTCCTTCTCCCAACGGATTGGGAAGTCC